ATGTGGTGTTCCGACTTTCGTAGAGACCGCACGAAAAGAGTCTCAGTCTTATTTATCAATCCTTATGAACAACTGGATTCTTTGCAACGTCAATGAATGAAGGTCGGAGAATAGGATCTTCATCCTTGATAAAACTTGCAAAGGCCTTTCCATCTACAATCGGAATAGCAGTCGCATAGGATTGATTAAACTTAAGTTCTTGTTCTTCACAATACTCGTTGTAAATGCTAACAAAACGACAGACAAACAAAGTATATCCCTTGATAGTACGATTACCCTGAGTAATGTCTGCCTGTGTCAAACATTTTTTAACAGGAACAGATGCAATTGCTGATTTAGGAGCACCATTCTTCTCAAGAATCTTCCGAGTTTCAAGTGCTTCTTTTTCTCTGTCAGCAAAATAGTGACGCATCATATCACCGAAGGAATCAATCCCACCGTTCTTTTCATCTACTTCAGCAATGTGTGCAGAGAAAGTAGAGAGGAAAGAGGATCCACCTCGAACAAAGTTTCCAAAAACTTCCTTTTCGCAGTTGTCTGCAGAAAAAACATCTACATGAGTTTCAAGGAAGCGTTTTACAAACTCGTCTCTGGCTTCTCTTCGTGCTTTATCAATGTAACTGTGCGAAGTGCAGTTAAACTTTGCACCTTCAAGTGTTCCTGCAATCCCAATACCAAATGGTTTAAGGAAATTGTAGATGGCTTTTGCCCACTTCTGCTCAGAGAAGTATGCGGACTTGAACTTTTCATCCGTGCTTTGATTGGAGCGGAAGTTGCAGTCTGCGTTGTGATTTTCAGACTCTACACGAATCATTTCTTCATGAGAAATTCCTGGTTTGTGGAAGATGAGAAGAATCGGAATCTGTGCAGATCTGTTTTGAGTAACAGCATAAAGCATAGAAACGCGGTTGTTACCCTGAGTGATAACAAGAACATATCGGCAACCTTGTGGACGCAAAAATCCAACTAAAGTTCCTGCTGCTTGATAGGAGAATCCTCCCATCCCATTCAGATCTCTCTCCTGATTACCGTACCGCAGATTATCTCCACGATTGTATTCGGAGTCGGTCATGATATCTCCAATTCTGGCAGAGACATGAACGCTATCAACGCCTTCATACTCTCCTCTGGAGTGTGCTTCGATGACATCTTCAAGTTTTGGAAGTCCATCTATCGGTGGTTTATCTAGAACCGGCAGGTGTGACAGAAGTTCTTGAACGATGTCTGCAACCTTATTACAATAAAGGTCACAAAGATTTAGTAGTGTTTTAACCATAATTTACCTTCCTTTGGTTTTGGTAAGTTGTATTGTGCAAAATCAACCGTTATGAAGTTAGGTTGACTCGGAAAAATCCGATATGCTCATTATATATGCAGATTGGTAGTCTCGTCAAGAGCCAATCTGTTTCCAAGAACCAGAACCATCAGATCTAATGTCCTTTGGTGTGGTCTTTGCTTCCAACCATACCACGGTTTTTTCTTCCCGTCAACGTATGGTGGAGTCTGACCAACATGGTAGTATTGGTCAGAAGTGATATCATACACCTTATCGGTGGTGTTGTCAACCAACCACCAATGTGCTTCGTCATGATAGTCGATTGCAGTTCTCTGCTCAAGGACATCAGTGTCCATCAAATAGAAAAGAGCCTGTGAGGAATGATAGCAATGTCCAAACATTGGATTAATTGCATTCTCCTCACGATATTTTTTAGTAACTAGTTCTGGTATTAGATTACTAGCAATAGATCCCATGACCGATTCGATCTCAGTCATGGGATATGGATTATAAGTTAATGTTCTGGTTTGAAATATTTCTTTGTCTTTATAACGATGACGTTCAATGGTTTTCATTCACTCTCTTGAGGTTTGATCTTTTTCCCTATATTATATTTTTGCTCTAGAATCCAGTCCGACTTATCCTTATAAGCCAGAACTTTGATTTGATTTAGTGGAGCGATGTCAGACACAGAGTCTTCTTTAACTACTGAGATGAGTCCCCAGTCAGCAAGCAAACGTGTGATACGGTTACGTCTCTGAACATCGTTAACAGTAAGGTTAGCATGTTTTCCGTCCAATGCAAAGAGCTCTTTGAAGTGAACGATAAAATATCTTCCTTGCTTATGAAGGATATGACAGGACTGATAGAGTTTCTTTTCCTTACGTGAGGCAACACCAATTCTAGTCAGTGTCTCACGTACTTTTAGGAAGTCATCAGGTTCGCTGAGAAGCACTTCCACCATTTGGTCCTGAGACCATTGAACTGTAGGTTCCACCGTAGTCATTTCATTCCTCCAACATCAAGTCGTTGTTTAATAAAGTTAATCTGTTCGTTTGTCAGAATTTTCAGAGCCTGAGATGCCTTCTCATTACTATAACCATAGTATTGTTTGACACATTCTAAATCTTGGACTTTATCCTTTCGGAGCCAAGGAGAGAACCTCTTTCTTTTCCTCAGACTATTTAGATAAAACGAATATTGCATATCCTTTTCTAGATTTGGATATTTATTCATTTCATTTGTATACATTACACAATCCATATGACCTGAGAGACAACGATTGATAATGTATGGAGGATATTCTTTAATGTATTCTGATAGATCTTCCTTGTTAAAGTTGATTGAGTTAAGCCAGTCTTTGAGTTCCATTATCTAATAATTTGAATGTCATCATCTTCTGTCCAGAGTTCGACTTTTGTTCTGAACCTACCTTCTGCTTTTAGTTTTTCATATCTCTTGGTCGCTTTCTTCTTCCACCAAGCAATAATGTTCTCAAGATAGAACTTGTCCCAGTTAGGACCACGGACCAACTCTTCCTGCTCACCAAGAATTACTTCTTTAACATTTGAATATCCATATTCACAGAAGTAAGTTCTCTTCTTCTGAGTCAAAGACAGTGCGGTCTCTATCACTGAATTGAACTGATCTAGTTTCTCATCCATCCCATATTCCTTTAGAGAATTACGAGTGATGGAAATCATCTTTGTCTGACGCTTCATTTTTTTAGAAGATGCTTTCTTGTCAGTCAAAGGTTGATTGTTATTCCAAACAGTGAATTGATCGTGAAGACGATGAAATGCTTCATCATGAAGGAGAGGCAAGAACTTACTCTCAGTCAATCCCTTATATCTCATGAATGGTTTGAGTCCATCATACTGCGAGGCATCCGTAGTAGACCCGTAGAGGGACGTAGTTTCAAACAGAGCAATGTTCTTCTCAAAGACCTCATTCAGCGTCTCACGGGCATAGTGAGAGCAGCACAGAAGTGCTAGAAGTTTACCACCAAGATAGTTGTATCCAAAGGGTTGAGATGGAACGATTACAAATCCCATGGCTGCATGGCGATTGAAGATTGAAAGATTAGGTGGTTGACCTAACCAGATGTTTCTTGGTTTAGAGTTAATAGTAGGAGATCCAAAGCGAATAAATCCAAGACAAGTTTGAGTGTTTTTCTCAAAGATCATCCAACGCAATTCTCTACCAGGAATGTTACTCTCATTATTATGAGAAGATACTGCTCTCAAAAGATTTCCATAGTGCTCCTGTGGCATTGAATGCTGAAAGCGAGCACCAACAAACCTAATATCAAACTGCATCTCTTGTGGATGAATATCTTCATTAAAGAACTCATCATGAAGTGGTGCAAGAGAACTTGTAGACTTGATTACTTCTTTCTTTACAAAACGCAGATAGTCCTCAATATTTCCCATCTGAGAGAAATACTTGATGAATTCATCAGCAGCCCAAACCGCATCACTCTCAGATAGAATCATAGGTAGTCAAGTTCACCATTCTTGTGAAGAAGAACTCCATCAACATTCCGAAGTAATTGTTGCACATCATTGTGCAAAAGACGGTATCCACTTCCGACATACAATTGTCCAAGGACAACAGATACTGTAGCAGTTCCCCAAAAAATGTAATACCACTTAGATTTTACTTGTGCTCTAGTCTTGGTTTTCATAATGTTTAATCAATCGTTCTGCTTGTTTTCTATCAATACCACAAGGGGCATTTTTCAGACATCTAATAATAACCTCATTATCGCATATAGTGGGTTTGATTGTAAACCCCCATTTGTCAACTTCACCTTCTATTGGTGCTTCGCATGGGTCGAATTCATGTGGCATTATTCAATACCTTGGGGGAAACTATCAATCTCAATCAATTCATAATCCCAATCTTCCATGACTGTATTAGCAAGAAATCTATCAGAAAGCATTTCTAGTTCCTTCTCAGCATACTCTCTACTTTCTGCTTCCAACCAAACATCAATGACCTTACCAAGTCTCAGTTTCTTGATGTCTAACTCGGACAATCGCTTACAGGCATCTCTCACGGCATTGCCTGGTGAGTCATCAACCTGTGACCTTAGACGGATGAATACTAGTGCTTTAAACTTCATTTGAATTTACACTCGATACGTCATAATTATAGTGAAAATATGCATTGGCAACCATACCAGCCATGGACAACCAATAGACCATGATAAGGGCCATACCAATTTTAGTTGGAATACTTGTCATTTGAATTCACAAGTTACAGTAATATCAGAACAAGGAGTAATCTTAATAGGGCTTGTTATCATGTAATTTCCGGAAAGAGAATAACGATCAAACTCATGTCTCATTTCTTGAACTGCATGAACCATGTGTGACGGAAATATATATAAATCTCCGTTCTTAGGATAAAATCCTAGATTACTCGAATTATACTTATTATTTTGACTTTTGGGAAATACTAATGTATTTCCAAATAAATTTATTTTTGGATACATAACAAATGTTCCAGATTCGTCATCAACTAGAGGATACCAAACAAAAGAAATTATAGAATTTTCATGATAATGAGGTTGACCATAATCTCCTTTTTTATGAAGGTTTGTCCAAGAAGAAATTAAAATTGGTTTTGCTTCTTCTGAAAATTGACAACAATCATAAAAATAGTTTTCTACCCTTTGAGTGATAATTTTTTTTATCACACTCATTTGAGGATCATCTAATATTTTTGTATGAGACATATATCCAGTTTGATGTCGAAAGTATTCGACTGATTTTATATACTCTAAAATCCTAAATGGAACTGCTATATTATCCTCAAGTAGAGGGATTGAAAACATGTCATGAATTACTGCACTCATTTGAATTCACACTCCACCATAATCTCAGTCAAACACGCAAGCATGTTTATTTCCTGATCCGCCACAAATGCCATTTGATACTGATACTTAGCCAGAACAAGCACAGCAGCAGGAATACTATTCGGAACCAGGGAATCATAACAAGCATCGTAAATACGACGCAGTAGGACAGAAGTATCATTGTCCAGGTTATTGACAACCCATTTACGTACTTCGGGAAAATCTTTTTCCTTAAGTTTCTTAACCAAGTCATTTACTTTTACATCACTAAAAGTTGCAAGAACACCTGAGTCTATAGTACCTGAAGAAGAATATCTTTGACACTCATTAAGAACACGTCTCCAATCTGGGAAGTGCTTATTAATAAGTTCTACCAGGACCTTGTTATCATATTTAACACCTTCTGTATCCAGGATTTCTTGGACACGTTTGAAGAATGAGGCTGCAAGTCCCTGTCTATCTTTTCCCTTAATGGAGAACTCGACAACCGTTGTGCGGGAATGAAGTGGTTCGAGAATTTTGTTTTTGAAGTTGCAGGTAAAGATGAATCTGCAGTTGCCACTAAACTCCTCAATAAACGCCCGTAGGAGGAGTTGTACATCATTGGTTGTGTTATCTGCCTCATCAATGATGATGACTTTGTGTTTTGCAGTTGAAGAAAGCGAGACGGTCGAAGCGAAATTCTTCGCAGTATTTCTGACGGTATCAAGGAATCGTCCTTCATCGGATCCATTGATGACATAATAGTCTGCTCCTAGTTGGTTGCATAGTGCCTTTGCTACTGTAGTTTTACCGCAACCTGCAGGACCTGCAAGAAGCATGTTAGGTATCTCACCTTTATCTAGGAAGTCTTGAAAAGTCTTCTTGATGCTTGGTGGTAAAATACACTCATCAATAGTTTTGGGTCTGTATTTTTCAACCCAAA